CAAAAAGTATTTGGGCTAGAGGCTGACGAAACCCTTAAATCAAACGTCAGAGCGTGGTTGACCCTCCAGTGCATAGCCCCCGAAGCAGATCGGTTTTTGCTAAGGGATAGGTTGGATATCCGATACAAATACGATTAAACCGCTGAGTTGCAGAAGCCCTTAGATCGCAAATTTTACTTTTTGAAGTAAAAGGGTTTAACGCACCTTATATAAAAATATTTAAAAATATAATTTATCAATACACGAGGCGAGGCTTGCCGAGCCATAGGAGAACAGAATGGGAATTACAGTAAATGGCATCGAGAATGATAAAGATGCTCAGTTTAGTTTTAGGGAACAAGACATTCGCAACACTGTTGTTAAAATGCCTAATAGAATATATTCAGCAAGAGCCAGCATAGAGACTTGGTATGGATCAGTAGAAATTACTGGTTGGACTCTACATAACATTTTTCAGCAGTGTTTAGTGCAAAATAAAGAGTTTAGGAAACTTGTAAAATTATTTATTGATGAACTCGATGAAGGCAAAGAGGATTTATACACCTGTAAAAAGTATTAATCACTGACTGTAGGAGGTCAACATGAACGGCAAATGGTCACAGGAAAACTTTATTAATCACCATCACGACAACCCTCAGATATATGATATGTTTGTTGAGTTTGCATTGCAGGTAGCAGCTAGAAGGTCATATTATTCTGCGAAAAATATATTTCACCGTATACGCTGGGAGACTATGATTGAGGAATCTGATAGCCAGTTTAAGATAGACGACGGCTGGATCAGCCACTACGCAAGGAAGTTTGCTCAGGATTATCCAGAGCATTGCAACCTGTTTAGTTTCCGAACTAGAAAGAATAGCTATCACGGGGGTGAATGATGCTACTAAATACCAAAGAAGACTGGCAGCCAGAAGAAAAAGATGTAATCGCTTGGCAGAGAGCCTTTCCAGCAGTCAATGTCCACCAAGAGTTAATGGCGATGGAGTCTTGGTGCGATGCTAACCCTACGAAAAGAAAGACAAAAAGCGGCATTAAACGCTTCGTAAACCGGTGGTTAACCAAAGCTCAGAATCAGGGCGGCTCTCCGATGGCCAAGAAGGCTGGCAAGAACGAAAGTATCAGGGCTAAGTCAATAGACATGCAAATGTCTGACGTGAGCTGGCTAGACGGAGATATCCAGTTGATGATGAAACAGTATTATCTCGACAAGTTTGGCTTTTATTACGATGGGGAGTTAAAGAATGCGTAGCAAGAATGCAAAACGACTGGTTGAGTTTAGGGGCGAACACCCACAGTTGCAGGATGGCAAGTGCTACACCATTGCTGATCTTGTGAAGGTTTGTAACGATATAAACCCTGACACGATTAAATACAGTACGTTAAAGGGAAGGTTATATGGCAGTCAATACTGCACTCCTAATCACCTAAAGCCGACCTTCTCTTTTGAAAAGAACAGACTTGGTTATGACGCAGCAGCTAGGGAACGAGTAAGAACTGCAAGCAGGTTAGAAAATAAGTCTGAGCGCATAATGGCTAAGTGGCTGCGGGTAAAGTTATGACGCAGGGCGATCACGTTAAGGTAAGCAGCAAGCAGGAGCTAGAGAAAAGGCTGCCGTTTATTGTCAAGCGAATGGAGGACTGGGATTACACCACCCCCCTTGCTGTTAAATTAGACCCTTATGAGAACCCTAGAAGCCTAAGCCAGAACGCTATGTCTCACATCTGGTACAGGGAGATAGCTAACGCAATGGCAGACAAGGGGCACAAGATTGATCACGAGGAGCCTGCCGAGGTTTGGAAGCTGTGGTTAAAAAAGCGATTTCTCGGCACCGCTAGTTACTCGATTGGTAACCAGCATATCCCAGATCAAGTCAAAAGCACCAGCAAGCTAACTAAAGGCGAGTTTGTACACTTTCTTGATAACGTCTATCATTGGGCTACCAAGCAGGGGATTCGGTTATCAATACCAGCAGAAAGCGAGTATGCCGAACTACAAGCCCAGCAGGAGGCATAGTGAGTAAGATAGACCCGAGAGTGTTAAAGGAATTTGCAACAACTGATAGGCATCATCAGGTACTGGACGCTGTAATCGAGCTAGGATCAGCTAACAAGGCATCTAAGAAGTTAAAGTGCGGCAGGCGCGGAATCGATGTTATGCTGAAGCGTTTAGAAAAGCGCGCAGCTAGTAAAGGTGTATCACCGCACAGAGACTTAATACACCAGACCGCAGAGGGGTTTGACGCAAAGAGAATCTCGACCGCTTACAAAGAGGATGGAACTGTAGCATTACAGTGGGTGATTCAAGAGCCCCAGAAGCGAGATATGAAGGCCAAGATCGAAGCCATGATGGATGGCATGACTGACGATCTCAAAGGGTTTATGAAACCCACAAAAGAACCTAAAACTGTAAACTCTGACTACCTAGCCATGTATATGATTGGCGACCACCACTTCGGCATGCTCGCGGATAGCGAAACTAAGATGGATTCAGACGATTGGGACATAAAGATAGCCACCCAGATACTAATAGACTCAACGTCTAGGCTGTCAAACCGAGTAGGAAATGCTGAGGTTGGTGTTCTTCTTAATGTAGGTGATTTCTTCCATGCTGACTCTAGCTTTAACACCACCACTAAAGGCACCCCCGTTGACGTGGACAGCAGAATCTCAAGAACCTTTAAACTCGCTGGCAGGCTATTCAAAGTGCTTATTAGTAAGATGCTGGAGACCCATAAGCAGGTTGTTGTAATCAATGTCAGAGGCAATCACGATCACGACATGGCGTGCCACCTGTCTAGCTGCCTTGAGCTGCTGTACGATCAGGAGCCGCGAGTCAATGTATTACCTAATTACTCTAAGTTCATACACTATCAGTGGCACAATAATTTGTTTGTATTTCATCATGGCGATAGGATCAAACATGAGCAGATACTGCAAGCAGTGATTAAGAATCTGGATAATGAGTGGAGCCAGTCTAAAAATAGATACTGTCATCTGGGGCATATTCACCATCATACAGCGCGTGAAGTTGGCTCTATGCACTTCGAGCATTGGGGAAGCCTGACCGCCACCGATCAATGGCACTCAGATTCTGGCTACGGAGCGGAGCGTTCAATGACTGCTGTGGTATATCACAAAAATAGCGGAGAAGATTCTCGCGTAAAAATTAAGGTTGGTTAATGAGTAATGTTATCAATTTTCCAAAAAGCGGAATCACTGCTACTAAGTGGTTTTGTGAGTGTGGTCATGCTCTGGAGTATTGGGTTGGCGATGATGGTAATGGTTATGGTATTTGCCCTCATTGCAACCTTGGCCAGCCTAATGAAATTAGTATCTTGGAAGGAGATGAGGAAGAATGAGCGCACTAGAAAATCAAGTCGGTGGCGACCACTACAAAAACAAAGCTATCCAGCCTATAGAGTACATAATGGCGAATGATCTGGATTTTTGTGAGGGCAACGTTGTGAAGTATATAACTCGCTGGAAAGATAAGGGTGGGGTTGAGTCTCTTAGGAAGATTAAGCACTACGTTGACTTCCTGATTGAGAGAGAAATTAAAGATGACTGAGCCAGCGTTTAAGTTTATAAATTATCCATACAAGTCGCCATTTGTAAACCACCCTGTACTCATAGAGTATACAGTTCAAAGCCACAACCTTACGCTTCCTGAGATGCTTGAGCATATACAGTCATTCCTGCAAGCGTCTGGTTATGACTTCACCAACAAATATTTGGATATAGTAGATGCCGAAGCGTAAAAAAAGCACTGTAGCTCAGGAGGTAGAGAAGGCAGCAAAGCTCCTACAGCGGCTTGTAAGACTGAAGGCAAGCGATGATAACGGATACTGCCAGTGCGTTACCTGCGGCAAGATAGACCACTACAAGGCCATGCAGGGCGGTCATTTTATACCTAGAGGCAGGACTGTATTTAAGCTATTTGAGGAAAACATCCACCCCCAGTGCCCTAGCTGTAACCTCTGGGGCATGAAGCAGGCTCACTACGTTCTAAGATACAGACAGTGGATGGTTGATTACTATGGAGAGCGCAGAGTTAAAGCTATGGAGCGTCTAGCTTGGAGGGTATCGCCTAAGTTTAACCGAGAGGAAGTTATCCAGTTTGCCCGCGAACTGAAAGAGCAGATTAAAGATCAGGAATGGCGCATAGGTGAGATGTAGCGCAGTAAAGTGTCGTATTTTTGCATTTATACGCGCAAATTTTCGTTCCATATACGAAAAAGTTATAAGCAGATTCTTTTTATTCCATAATAATATATACAAAAGGGTTACTTTTGGGTAATAACCTTGTATTGTTACACCTCAATCAAAAAACAAAGGTATTAAACAAATGACTAAATTAACTTCTAATCAAACAGCAGCTCTTGCAGTGTTTCATAACTTTATCGAATGTGAATCAGATTTTGAGTGGGGCGATTATTTCTGGATGGATGACCTAATCGAAATGCTTACCGAAAACGGTTGGGAGCGCAAAAGCGCAGAAGGAACAATAGGTAGCCTGCTCGAATCAAATGATATCGGATTGCAAGAATTTGAAATGACTGGTCACCCTGAAAAAGGTGAAAAGAGAGAAATGCTCTACATTGTTAACCATGAACCTAGCTGGGCTTAATAATCAAACCGCCCCCTACGGGGGGCAACTAAGGAGAATAATATGAAGATCAACGAATGCTGTTTGAAAGATATCAAGGCTCGAGAAGCCAAGTTGCAAGAGATAGCCGAGGGCAGGCAGTTTTTTGTATGGGCTATGGCTCTGCTAATCTTATTTGCAATTGTCGGCAACATGGAATACAGCGACTGCATTAATCTGGGGGTGTGCTAATGTCTTATAAAGTACTGAATGATGCTGTAGGGCTTATCCGAGACGAAACTCCACTGTGGGACGGAAGCTATCAGGAACTACCAGATGCAACCAAAGATGGGCTTATAGCCTTATGGTTGATCACTCACCCAACATGGATGGATGATGTATTTCCACACACAGTAAGCGACAAGCGTTTGCTGGCCCTAGAGGCCGTTTATAGCGAGGACGCTACATCTAGGATGGCTGCTGCTATGTTCCGAGATGCTGCCGAGAGAAACGCCAAGGACGTAGACAACGATGCGTATTTGTCTGAGGCTTTGGACGACTTTGAGGACATACTGGATAGCCCTGACTTCTTGGAAGAGATACGCGAGCAAATATACTCGTACCTTGAGCCAAGCATGGAAGAGCTTGTAATGGATTCCTATGCCGACCTTTGCCACCTCGACAGACTTATCATGGGGAGCCACTAATGGACGTTAAAACGCTAATTGATGAGGCTAACGCCTACGCTGACAAAGCAATTAAAAAATCTCAAGCTGATGGACTTATTAAGAGCGTTAAGCAATGGCTTAATGAGCCAGTGACAGTCTATAGGCTGCATCTCGCGATAATGACTTCATTGCTTGCTGCGTTTGTTATTTATGAGGTTATAATTTACTAGGCCGAGGTTCCCTTGACCTTTTGACCCAGATTAGTCCACTGGGGAGCCGAAACGGACTACTATTTTCAAGGCTCGTTAAAAGTCGTTGCGAGCCTTACCCCCACCCCCTCAGACCGATTTGTACTTGGCTGGGGGGTTTTTTTGTTTCATATGTTTAACAATGTATATTGCAGTGTGCATTTTTATGTAATTGAACAGTTGTACTGTGCATTTTACATACCATTATTGATATGAATGGTATGGCAAACAAGCATTTCAAATCACAATTGATCGCCTATACAATGCCGCCCTCACTCACCAACAAGGGGGCAAACAGTGATAATTTACATGATAGTGTTCGTAATTCTCTCGCTTGGCGCAGTCGCTGCCGACGATCTTACATAGTTACATTTTCGTTTAAACCATGCCATAATGCCGCTAGTTCACTGACATTAGGGGTGTCAAATGGATAATTTAAACCTGACTAAATCACTTGAAGACTGCTTTGACTACGAGTTAAATGACGAAATAATCCGCTTCGATGCGATTATTGAATCCTTAATGACTACCGATGTCCAAAGGCACAAGATCCGAGAAGAGCTTATTGACTGGCAGGATGGCGTTGCCAACATGGTGGATGAGCTTTCAAATGTCGAGCCTTACGAGGGCTTCAGGGAGTTTGCAGCAATGGCAGAAGAGATGTTTGGTACTGAGCAATGAGTGGTGGCCGACCTAAGTGGATACCTGACCAAGAAACCTGCGAAAAAGCGCAGGAGATGGCTTCTAAGGGCTTAACTGTTATGCAGATAGCCCATTGCTTAGGTGTGAGCCACACTACCGTATATGAGCGCCAGAACGAGTACCCTGAGTTTGCTGAGGCTATAAAAAAAGGAAGGAGCGAAGGCATTAGGGAAGTTGCTAACGCTCTGTATGAAAAGGCCGTTGGTGGTGACACTACCTCTATAATTTTTTACCTGAAGAAAAGAGATAGAGAGTCTTGGGGTGATGAGTATATCGAGCCAGTCAAAGAGATACCCCCAATCAATATAATCGTGGATGCCGATGCAATTAACAAAACCGCAGTCTGAGATATTCTTATCTAAGGCTCGATTTGTTTCTGTCGTTGCTGGCAGGCGATTTGGCAAAACCTTTACAGCTACTGCTGCTCTGCTAAGGGCAGCTATATCTGGCGACAATAAAAACGTCTGGTATGTTGCCCCCACCTACGGGGCTGCGAAAGAGATATGCTGGAACATGCTGATCAGCACTATTCCTACAGAGTATATTGCCAAGACTAACGAAACCTCCCTGACTATCAAATTAATTAACGGATCATACATTGCTCTAAAGGGCGCAGAGAAACCCAACAACCTGCGAGGGCGAGCTTTGGATTATATTGTCCTTGATGAGTTTGCAGACATGCGCCCAGAGACTTGGTACGAGGTATGCAGGGCATCTCTATCGGATAGGCAAGGAGGTGCGCTGTTTATCGGTACACCTAAAGGGCGCAATCACTTTTATGATCTGTGGGCATCTGGGATCAATGGCGCGGGCGATTGGGAGTCGTTCCAGTACACAACCCTAGAGGGTGGCAACGTACCGCAGGAAGAGATTGACGCTGCCCGTCAAGACCTAGACGAGCGTACATTTAAACAAGAATACGAGGCAGCATTTGTAACCTACGCTGGCCTGATCTACTACGCCTTTAATCGCGAAGAGTCTGTGTTGGCGTATGATGACGATAGTGGTACACTCCACATTGGGATGGACTTCAATTTAGACCCCATGTCTGCCGTCATCTGTATTCGTAGAGGCGGGACGCTGATTGCCGTTGACGAGATAGTCATGTACGGGTCGAACACTGATGAGATGGTTGCGGAGATTATAGACCGCTACCCTAGACGCAATATAATTGTCTATCCAGACCCAGCATCAAGACAGCGGAAAACCTCTGCTGGTGGTCGAACAGATCTTTCGATCTTACAAAACGCAGGATTTAGCGTTAAGGCGAAAAACTCACACGCACTGGTCAGGGATAGGATCAATGCTGTGAACAGTCGTTTACTGTCGAGTGACGGTGAGCGGCATTTGTACATCAGCCCAAAATGCAAGCAGACCATTAAGTCACTTGAGAGGCAGACATACAAAGAAGGAACGAGCATTCCCAACAAAGAAGATGGCTACGATCATATGAACGATGCTCTTGGATACTTAGTGGAATACCTGTTCCCAGTTCGCACTGAATACGCCACACCACAACCACAAAGGTGGACTTGATGAGATTGAACGCAGATACAACGCACCCTGATTATGATAAGTACGAAAGCCGCTGGGAGTTTTATGTTCGCAGCTATTTGGGTGGAGAAGATTACTTCAATGGCGCATACCTGACGCGCTACATATCCGAAACCAGTGACGACTACGACCGTAGGCTCGATCTAACCCCATTAGATAATCACTGTAAAAACATAGTTCACATCTACAGCAGCTTCCTATGGCGTGTACCGCCAACTAGGGCATACAACAGCGCAGCCAACAATGTGGCCCTTGAGCCTTTTTTGAATGATGCTGATCTTGATGGCCGCAGCTTTGATGCATTTATGCGGGAGGCACAGATTTGGTCAAGCGTCTATGGCCATGTATGGCTAATGATGGACAAGCCTAAGTCTACAGCGGGTACAAAGGCAGAAGAGCTAGAGCAAGACATCCGACCTTATGTCACCATGTTTACGCCTGAGAATGTGTTGGACTGGAACTACGTTCGCACCGCCAGCGGTCGCTTTGAGCTTGACTATCTGAAGGTCAGGGAAAGCGTTATTCGTGTTGACGAAACCACGACAGAGACATACTACCGCGTTTGGTACAAAGACCGCGTAGAACAGTGGCATTCAGTTAATGACCTAGACAAGATGATTGAGGTAGATGATAACGTGCTGGGTCGCATTCCCGCTGTGTTCCTGCCTGCGCAACGCTCAGTCACTAGAGGTATAGGACTCAGCGACATAGCAGATGCGTCCTACATGCAAAGGGCTATCTACCAAGAACTGTCAGAGATAGAACAGCTAATCCGTATCTCTAACCACCCTACGCTGGTTAAGTCGTTTGGCACCGACGCAAGTGCAGGCGCTGGCGCTATTATCAATCTACCCGATGACATGGACGCACAGTTAAAGCCTTACCAGTTGCAGCCTAGCGGTCAGAACCTAGACGCTGTACGCGCATCTATCCACGACAAGGTAGAGGCTATTAACCGCATGAGCCATATGGGTGCAGTTCGTGGCACTGATGCTCAGGTTATGTCTGGCGTGGCTATGCAGACAGAGTTCCAAATGCTTAATGCCAAACTATCAGAGAAGGCAGACCTGCTAGAGCTTGCAGAAGAGCAGCTCTGGTTGTTGTTCTGTGATTGGCAGGATGTCACCCCCGATGTGGAGGTGTTTTACCCAGACGCGTTCGACCTGCGTGATTACGATAAGGAGCTGTTGTTCCTACAGCAGATGAGAGCTACAGGCGTTAAGTCTGCAACCCTTGCTATGGAGATCGACAAGAAGATTAGCGATTTAATCCTTGATGATGAGCAGTTGGCTAAAGCCCATGCAGAGATAGAGTCTGGCACTCAGGTGCTAGGGCAATTTACTGAGCAGGTTCCAGAAGAAAGCTAATGCCAGCAGACGTTGATTACGTTGAAGCTCTTAATGAGATAGCCGACCGAAATCAGAGGCAATTATCTGAGGCGCTTATAACTCTGGAGAACCGAATAACCGATTTGATGGCAACAGCGCCATTGAAAGACGGTAGCTTATTCGATCTTGAGTGGGCCGTGAAGGCAAGGGCTGACATTAGAAAGCTGGTAGAGGATGAATACCTAGCTACTGTTGACGATATTGTCAGGAAATATGGTGGTGTAGCATTAGATACCCAAAAGATGCTTGAGACTTACGGTTCTTTTACAAAGCTAGACCCTGAGATTATAAGGCAGCTACAGACGCTTGAGTTTCAAGGATTCCAAGAAGTTGGTACAGAATATCTTGACGTTGTTAGCAAGGAAGTCTACCAAAACACTCTTACAGGCACTTCCTTTGCGGCTAGTGTTGCCAGCGTAAAGGCAGTTCAGGGCGGCAGGTTGGCCAGCAACGCAAAGCAGTTGGTACATGACAGCCTTATGCAGTTTGACGCATCGGTAAACACAGCTATCGGAAAGCAGTCAGGCGCGACGAAGTGGAAATATGTAGGCCGAATAATAGAAACTACTAGACCTTTCTGCCGAAAGCATGAGGGTAAGACCTTTACTACGGAAGAAATACAAGAGATTTGGGAGGGTAGCTGGGCTGGAAAGGCTTCTGGCGATCCTTTTATCGTTCGTGGTGGATACAACTGTGGCCATCAGTTTAGGCCAGTATTTGACGAAGAGCTTGATGATCAGCCTGAAGAAATACAAGAAGCTGAAAAGCCGAAAGCTGATGAGTTTGTTTTAAACGATGAAATTGAGGTAATTGGCAGCAGCTCAGATGCAAAGGCTTTTGAAAGTGCAATGTCGGCCCTTTCTCCGCTGCAACTTTCGGCAGTGAACAAGTTGGCAAAACCGAGAAAAGTTATAGCAAATGAAGGCGCAAGAGGGCAATATAACGCGCCTGACCGATCAGTTTCGGCAGACCCTTTTAAAAGAGGCGGAAGCATTGTAAGGCATGAATACGGCCATCATGTTGATTACACGCTGGGCAATATATTCCAGCCATTTAGCGTAACTGACACAGCCTTCATAACCGCATTTGATAAGCAGAGGAAGGCGTTAAAATTTCATAAATCGAAAGAAAAGTTTCTCAGCATGACTGAGATTAAAGATCAGCTCTATGATGTTAAGGTCGTTTCTGTTGGAAGCAGATTAGTTGGCAGGTTAGTTATAAAAAATGATGAGCTTGGCAATTATTCTGATGTTTTTGATGCGTTAAGCGCTGGAGCTTTCCAGAAAAACTTTGGCGGTTATGGGCATGGGCCTGCTTACTTTAAGAAGAAAGAGGCAAGGCTTAAAGAGGTTTTTGCCAATTTGTTTGCTTTGTACGGAAGCCCGGAGTGGCCAAGAGTTAAAAAGCTGACTCCAATATTGGCTGATGCGTTTGAATTAATAATGGAGGGTATTTGATGAAAGAAATAAATTTTAAAGACATAGTTCAACTTCATTTAGAGAAGTTTGGAGTTGATCCTGTAATTACAGGTATAAACGCGCAAGATTCTGGCGACTTAGATTTGAAAATATTATACGCAATTGAATCTGGCGTTCCTTACGCAGAACAGCCAGTTCCAGAAGAGGTAAGCACATAATGCCAAAAGGTAAAGGTACATACGGTAGCAAAGTAGGACGACCCAAAAAGAAGAAAAAACCAAAAAAGTAAATATATGCTAGAATAAAGATTCACCAATACTCTTTAAGAGGTTCGTAACATGAGCGATGAAATCATGGAAACACAAGCAGAGACTGAAACTGTGGCAGTAGAAAGTCAGGAAACCAAGACCTTTACTCAGGAAGAACTGGACCGCATTGTTGCGGATCGTGTTGCTAGAGAGCAGCGCAAGTTCGACAAAAGACTGTCTGGCGTAGACCTTGATGAAGCTAAAGACCTGCTGGCAAAGAAAGAAGCCGCAGAGATAGAGCGACAGAAAGAGCGCGGGGAGTTCGATAAAGTCCTGAAGCAAACGGTCGAGAAAAAAGACATGGAGATACAGAGTTATAAAAGCAAGCTGCAACAGACGCTAGTAGATGGAGCGATTCTTGGCGCTGCTTCAAACAATAACGCTGTAAACCCAACTCAAGTTTCTCAGCTACTCAAATCCAATACACGGCTGTCAGATGACGGCAATGTAGAGGTGCTAGACGATAACGGCACGCCGCGTTACAATGACAGCGGTGATCTGTTATCAGTCAATGAGATGGTGGCAGAGTTCTTGACAGTAAACCCGCATATGGTCAAAGCCTCCCAAGGTGGCACTGGCTCGATGGGTAACGCTGGTGGCTCGACACAGAAGCCTCAATCTGTGGCAGATATGGTTGCTAACTGGAGCGATGGCGGCAAAGAAGCATTTGCTGCTATGAAACGAAAGTAACCACCAAACCACAACTTAATTTTATTTAGAGGCATTATCATGGCTGCAACAACTTCAACAACTCTCGACGACCTGTTCGTCAATATCGTCGCTCAGGCTCGTTTCACTGCCGAAGAGCAATCACTAATGATGGGTCTGGTAACTCAGTACAACATCCAAGCCCAAGCTGGTAAGACCATTCAGGTTCCTAAGTACCCAGCAATCGCCGCTGCCGACTTGACCGAAGGCACCGACATGACCAGCACTACTGTATCTACCAGCTCAGTTTCTGTAACTGTTGGCGAAGTAGGCGCACAGGTTCTGCTGACTGACATGGCTACCTACGGCGACGGCAACCCTGCTGTTGAGCTGGGTACCGTTCTTGGTAACGCTATTGCCACTAAGATTGATACTGACCTGATTGCCCTGTTTGACGGATTCTCTGGTTCTATCGGTACTGCTGGCGCTGAAATCACTGTAGCTGATCTGTTCAAAGCTGCTGCTACTCTGCGTGCCAACAAGGTTACTGGCGTGATCAACGCTGTAGTACACCCTTATCAGGCTTACCAGCTGAAAGCTAACCTGACCAACACCTTTGCTAACCCCAATGGTGGCGACTTGCAGAACGAAGCAATGCGTAACGGTTATGTTGGTACTATCGCTGGCATCAACGTATACGAGTCTGCCAACGTAGCTATCGACGGTAGTGACGATGCTAAAGGCGCTGTATTTGCTCCTGAAGCTCTGATGATCGCTATGAAGCGTGACTTCAACATTGCGCCTCAGCGTGATGAGTCTCTGCGTGCCTTCGAGCTTAACGCTACTGCTGTATATGGTGTTGCCGAGCTTGACGATGCATTCGGTGTTGAGATTCTGTCTGACGCCGCACTGTAAGACTGACTGCCCCTTCTTCGGAGGGGGCTTTCTTACGAGGTTTATATGGCTATAACTTATCGCGGAGAAAGGTTCGAGGGCTACAACAAGCCCAAGCGCACCCCCAAGCATGACAGCAAGAGCCACGCTGTACTTGCTAAAGAAGGCGACAAGATAAAGCTAATTAGATTCGGCCAGAAGGGTGCAGACAATAAGCCACCCCGCAAGAATGAATCAGAAGCAGACAAGGCTAAACGCAGGTCGTTTAAGGCTAGGTTTGCGAAAGACATAGCAAGAGGCCGCAAAGATAAGACAGCATCAGCGGCATACTGGGCAGATAAGGTGAAATGGTAATGGCTTATTCAAGCGATGCAGATTTATTAAAACTGATACCCGATATTCTCGATCTTGGCATCGAGTCTTTTGTATTGGAACACCCGAAAGCACAGGCAGATATACAGCGCGAGCTACGGATTAAGTGGTGGCCCCGCAAGAATATAGCTGGTGAGATGGACAATACTAAGCTCACAGCAACGCAGTTTACAATGGTTTCGGCTTATTTAGTTCTATGGCGTTATGCCTTGCCGCAGTTGACTAACTGGGTAGATGGCGACCGATTTGGAAATATGATTGACTTCTACAAGGCGCGATATGGTGAAGAGCTAGAATCTGTATTGGCTGATGGCGTTGACTATGACGAAGATGGCGATGGCACAGTTGACTACGATGAGAAGCAACCTGTTGGACAGCGGTTAGACAGATAATGCAGGTCAAGATTGATACCAATGCTAAAGCGATTGCCAAAAGAGTAGGCAAGAAAGGTAAGGAGCTATCAGCAAGCGTCAAAAGGGCGCTATCGATCACTGCTCAAGTCGGTATTAATATTATTGAGGCTAGAACCAGTAAAGGTGTTGGCTTTAAGGGTGGAAAGTTTAAGAAGTATACGCCTATCTATGCTGCATTTAGGGCTAGTAGAGGCAGAAGCACAAACCCAGACCTACAGTTTACAGGTCAGATGTTAAGTTCTATGACATCAAGGGCAAGCAGCAGGCAGGCTGAGATATTCTTTACTAGAGCCACTGAGTCAAAGAAGGCTGCAATGAACAATAAGACTAGGCCGTTTTTTGGGTTTAGTGATAGGGAAGAAAAGCAACTGGGCGAAGTATTCTTTAGGGCGTTAAAATGAGTGCAAGAGAGAACATCGCAAACAATTTGGTCGCTACTCTACAGGCTGTTAAAACGCCAGTAGATATTAAGTATGTAACCAGAGAGCCGTTTGATTTTACTAAGTTATCAAGCGCACAGTTTCCAGCTATACTTGTCCGCAGTGCAGACGAAGATAGAGAAGATAGCAGCATCGGTGGGTCAATCACTCAGCGTATGGCTACTATCAATTACGAATTGATTTGCTACGTTAAAGGGTCTGTTATTGATACAGCCCGCAACAATATTATCGAAGCAATAGAAGAAGGTCTTGACGCTGATCGTTTGCGTGGTGGTTATGCACTAGATACGCAGATAACAAGAGTCGAGATTGATGAAGGTTCTATTGATCCCGTTGGTGGGGTTATTATGACAATCCGTGTTTTGTACCAGTACACTCGCGGCACAACTTAACTTTAATTAGAGGTAATTATCATGGCGACTAAAACAGGCGCATCTGGTGTTGTAAAAATCGCAGCTTCTGGCGGCTCTGTGGCCGTTGTGGGTGAGGTACGTTCTTTCACTTTTGATGGTTCAGCAGATACCATTGAAGATTCAGTAATGGGCGATACCGCACGATCTTATAAGGAAGGTCTAAAAACCAATACAGTTACTATCGAGTGCTACTGGGACGAAGCTGACGCACAGCAGCTTGTTCTTGATGAGCGTGCTTCTGTAGACTTTGAAATCTATCCTACAGGTACTGGCACTGGCGAGACTTATTTCTCTGGTGGCGGCATCGTGACTTCACGTTCTATTACTGGTTCTTTTGACGGCATGGTTGAAGCCAGCTTCTCCATCCAGTGCAGCGGAGCAGTAACTGAAGCAACAGCATAAGGGGATTAAACCATGGGATTAGCTAAAGAGTTACGCAGTAGAAGAAAGGTTGAGGCGCGAGAAGTACAGGTGCCAGAATGGGGTGACGAATCTGGAGCATTTAAGTTGTATTGCAGAAGCATTACCTGCTATGACTTAGACCAGTTGCAGAAGAAGCACCCCAACTTCCTGAACAACACCACAGTTGGCGCTATGGTAGACTTGATCGTTATGAAGGCAGAGGACGAGGGCGGCAATAAGCTCTTTACTTCTGCTGAGGATCGCATCGATTTGATGGGCGAAGAAACTAACGTAATCAGTGAAATCGCAAATCAGATGTTTGCACAGATTGAGTCTGTAGAGGCGGCTGAGGGAAACTAAGAAGCGATCAATCACGGATGAATTTATTGTCCTTGGCTGATCGCCTTCATATGAGCATAGAAGAAGCAGAGCAAATGCCTGTCAGTCACTTTAACGAGTGGCTGGCTTACTTCCAGATAATGAGCGAGAACAATGGCTGAAAATGTAAACATTACGATACGGGCATTCGATAAAACCAAGAAAGGTTTTGGCTCTGCAACTAAAGGCTTAAAGGCAATAGCTGGCTCTGTGTTTAGCCTAAGAACTGCACTGGTTGGCGTTGCTGGTGCGGCTGGATTTGGCTTATTGGTCAAATCATCTCTAAACGCTACAGATTCACTAGCAAAGACTGCTGCAAAGATAGGCACAACCACTGAGGCTCTGGGCGCACTAAGATATGCGGCTGACCTTACTGGCGTGGC